GCCCCTACAGACACGACGCAGGAAGCGGCGAAGTCTTTGTGGTGGAATATGGCGGGAGCAACGGGTGGTGTAGCCGAGCTATTTGCTCGGGGTACAGACTATGCGATGGACGGCGACTGGCAGCGCATGGCTGAAAACTTCGCGCCCGGATTTATCAAGGGAAGTATCATAGCCAAGCGCCTTGCAGAAGAAGGTTACGTCACACCCTCCACAGGTGACGTGGTAAAGGCAAAGGAGGAGTACACTCTCGGCAAATTGCTGCTGCAAGCTGGCGGCTTCGGTAGCACCGAGGTGGTTGACATCCAGAAGACCAATATCATGGTTAAGCGCACCGTGGACGCAATCGAAAAGGAGCGCAGCAAGTTCCTTGATCGGCTGGACAAAGCTACCTTGCAGCTGGACCGTAACCCAACTAACGAAAACGCGGCGAAGATTAGTGCTATCTGGGACGAGATCAGCAAGTGGGAAGCCCGTACCGGTTACATCCATCCGATCTCAGACGAGAATGCAGCGGAGTCAATTCAGACGCGTGCTGAAGCCCGTGGTAACTCAATGCAAGGGCTGCGCGTACCAGAGAAATACGACGCGCTCGTGCGTGATACACTACGTAATAGGGAATAAAAAAACCCCCGCTGGGGGAAACCAGCGGGGGTTAGTACAACCAGAGAGGAGCAAACTCTCACGCGCTATATAACTAAACGCGCCAGATACGTAAACCCCTGACGCCATCCTCGACGACAGATTTCATCACGACGCTAAATCGCAGCCGATCCATGACGGGACGCACCTCTCGCTTCGCTCGGACGGGGTCGAGGCACGGGATAAAGATCGACGTGCCTCGCTTGAACGTCTTCCAGTTGACTTGGTAGCTAACCTTCTCAACTTGCATCGGTACTCCCGACACCTACGACGTCGCCCACACTGAAAAACTCTTCCGAGGCGGTGTTAAACTCCAGACAGTAGACCGGCGGGGCAACCATCTTCATGCCCTTACTCAGCCGCTTAACGATCTTGCCGGTAAGCACTCCGCGCTTGCTGAGATAATTCATGGTCTCTTTGTAGTTGATCTGGAACTGCGCGCAGTCACGCTTAAACGGCACGGTGGCAATGTACATCTTCTGCGTGTCGGGCTCCCAGCGAATCAGAAGCTCGTTGCGTGGCTCCAGTATCGGAGCGGCAAGCATGCTGGACCGAGCGTCTGCTTCTTCGTTGACCACCAAGATGCTCTGAATGTTCCTACGGATGTAGTCACCCACCACCTCGATGGCGTTGTTGCGCGGCGGCTGCACGTCATCACGCAGGCTCAAAAGTAGCTTGCAAGCCCAGTCATAGATGCTCGGCATATCCCAGTCGATCAAGCCAATGTGCTTGGCAATCGCACCCCCAGTGAGGTTAGCAGCCAACACCGCCGACCAGAAGCGTTCGCGCTGCGTGAGCTTCAATTCACGATCCAGCTTAGCCTGCGTGTTCAGCGCAGTCTTTTTGGCCAGTTCGTAGTTAGCAACCAACCATGCCGCGTAGATGCGCCCAGCGTGGCCGTTGTTTTCCATCAGCTGGTGGTCGAACATGTTCTTGGCCATCAGCGGGTCAAGGGTGTCCGTATAGTCGATCTTGTACTCCACGAGGCGCATAAGCTCCCCGTCGGGGCTGTTCTTGGCCACACCCATCTTCTCGTAAAAGGATGCGTTCGATGAGCACAGTGCCATCGTCTGCCACGTCGTGGCGTTGTGCCGCAACTCGTTCGAGGATGCCTTCACGCGGTCCTTACCGCGTCCCTGCGTGATGTTGTAGGCCAGCACCGAGAATTCTGCCGACGTCATGTTGGTCATTTCATCGACGGTGTATGGTAGGTTGTTATATATGCCGAGCCGCATGATTTTAGCATTCAGCGTGTCTTCCTGCACGCAGCATAAACCGTCAGGCGACCCCCAGATGCTGTTGCACATATGCAGGATGGTGGTCTTACCCGTGCCCGAGTGTGGGTGGATGACGTTGAGCATAGCTCCCCGCTGGCCAAGGAACTTGAAGACCGGCGCACCGAAGCCCGTCAGCGCGGCAAACGCATGCGGCTCAAGGCCGGGACGCCCGTAGAGGTTAAAGACCTCTTTCCATTTATCCAGCGAACCCACAGGCCCCATGCGCTCAGCAATTAGCCCCGTGATAGACGAGGGCGGGCTATAGAAGGTGCCCTCTGCGGTGATTTCTGAATCACCAACGATAAACTTGCTGTCGTTATCCGCCCAGCCAAACTGAAGTCTCATTAGTTCTGCCTTTCTTTTCTCTGAAAGCGCCATCAGTGACGCCCGTATGTACTCTGCTAAATACTCAAACCGCTTCTTACCGCACAGAATGCTCTCCCCTGCGAGGAGCTTGCGCAAATCTCCCAACTCTGAAATCTTGGCGAGGGGAGCCGTAAACTCGCGGACGCCGTCCTGCGGAGTGTGAAACTTGAAGACCGCCACGTCCTTCTCGATAGGGTCCCGCATGCGCTTCAGGATGTAGAAGTCATACGGCAGCACAAGGATGTCGCCTTCTTCAATCGGCTTACCATCCCTCCCTAGCGGGGACTTGCGATAGATACCCCCAGCTTTACCGCGAAAGAACGGGAACGGGTATTCAGGAATGACGTGGGTCTTAGGCGCAAACCCTTCCTCTTCCGGCTCTTCGACAACCACATTGTCTTCTTCGGTGGCTGCAATCACCTCGTTACCCAGCGTGATGGGGGACTTGATCTTCCCCGCAAATGGGCATCCGTCACAGCCCCCAGGGTTGCCACGCTCAAACGTCTCGCAGGTGTGCGGCCCGACAATGTGTTTTATCTTCTGTAGCGTCTTGTGCGGGTCGTAGTCTGGGTGGCCTTCCGACATGGTGTGGATGGCGGTGTCTTGGTCTGCGCAGAACTTCGCAACCGATAGGGCGCTGAACCAGCGGTTCTCAGCCAGTGAGACGCGGTTCTCATAGCAGTCCAGTATCTGCTGGCAGCCGTTCCCCTCGGTGCTCCGCTGTAAGATTTTGGCGAAGCTGGATGTGATGTTCTCTTGCAGCGACTTGGCAAGCTCAGAAAGCTCACGCTTGGGTGTCTCAAGCGGCAGTATCTCTGCGGCCTTCACCCCAAGGATGCTGTAGAACTTTTCGAAGTCCACAGGCTGACCGGTCGCCAGCACCGTAACTTCACGCGGTGGGTCGTCCTTGTAGTTCAACGTGCCAGGTATGCGCAGGATGCGCGCCACCTCGAAGACGGCGTTGTCTACGTAAAGCTCATGTGTGGTGCACAGCTTGCGCAGCCGCTCGGCCACGGGCTCCCACTGCTCCCTTGTGATAGTTCCCGTCAGCGCCCAGTATGCGTGTACGCCGCGCCCTGAGTTGACGATGATGGGACGAGGTAACCCGACGGTACGGCAGAAGCGTTGAAGTGCGGCCAATCCGGTAGCTTGATCGATGTAGCCTTCTGGACGCCCGGTCTTGGCGTTTGGCTGCGCCTTGGTTTCTCCGCAATCGATGTCGAGCCAGAATGCCTTAAGCCCTTGGACGTTCTCCTTGGTGCGGTTCTGATCCGTGGCGTACTTGGCAACGCCGAAGAACACGTTCCAGCCGCTCTTCGAGCGACGTTCAGCGAGGACATCAACCTCTTCCCGCGTGGATAAAAAGTCTTGTCTGCGCTGCACTTCATTGCCAGAGCCCTTGAGGCTCACGACAACAAACCAGCCATCATCTGGTTGTACTGCTCTGAGAAGATCGAAGTCGGTCATATGTGAGGTCGCTACTCATCGGGCGCAGAAAGCGCCTACAGAAAAAGAGCAGTGTAAGGCGGGCACCCTACGGTAGCTTGGCGATATAGGCGTCCATTAACGCGCGGACCGCTGCGGAGGGGTTAGACGCTCCGGTGAACCAGCTGTACACAGTCTGTCGCGATACTTTGAACTCACGGGCCACGGCTGAAACAGGCACTTGATGCTTTATGCATGCCTGTCCCAGCCGCACCCCTACAAGATGCCTATTGGCTTGGCCGTTCCGCTCTATGAGCCGCTGGCTATAGCCATACACCATGCTTACTCGTCCTCATCCCCGTCGCCCCAAGCGTTGAGAACCGAGGCAAGGTCACCCTGCGGGACCACGACGTCGGCTCCCTTCTTGGCTGCGCGCTTCTTGGGTTCCGCGATGACCTCTTCCTCCTCGTCATCCGGCTCGTCGGAGTAGACAACCTTGGGCTTGGGTGCCGCAGCTTCTTGCGCCTTTGCAGGTGCCGCTTCCTGCGCAGCTACGGTCAGCACGATCATCTCGCGCGTAGCCGGATCACTGCGCGCTGCTTGGACCAGTGCGTACTCTTCGTCGTTGACACCGCGCATCGGCGTGAACTGAAGCTCCATGGTCTCTGCGTCGAGGTTGTAGGCGATGTTGGTCACCACCGTGTCAGGACCTTCGCCGTTGGCGATGAGGAACTTCACATAGCTCTCGAACGGATGCACGTTGCCGCTGCCCTTACCGAAGAGCGACTTGGCGGGCACGTTGAACTGGTAGACGTCACCGGAGTCATCACCCGCAATCAGGAGAGCGATACGGCGCTGGAAGCGGCACGCACGGCCCTTACCGCTCTCACCTGAACCTATGACGTTCTTGGGGCACGAGGCGCAGTTGCTAGCCTGTGGATTGCCCGCAGCTGCCTCTGGCTTATCACCCAAGTTCGACCAGCAATCCGGCAGGGTCGGCTTGGCATCGGGATCATACTTGCCCGCGTAGAACGTGCGGCTGACCTTAGGCAGTGCGTCAACGATGATGGCGTTGAACTCACCACGGATGGCCTTACCAATCTGCTCACCGTTGACGACACGCTTGAAGGTACCGTTGGTGTTGGTGGCGATGCGGCGGGTGTTCCTTGGGGTTGCCAGCGACTTGGCGAGGTCGCTCAGTTCGCGCTTGGCTACCGTCGAAACAGCGCCTTCTTGCTTGAAGATGGTCAGGTTGCTCATTGAGTTTCTCCTTATTTTCCAGTTGGCTTACGTACGCGGACTACATATTTGGTATCGGCGTTCAGGCCGATGGGCAGGTCTTCTGGGTTATCCTCAAGGAACTGGCGCATGTTGCCGTTATGGATGCGCTGCTCCAGCAGGAAGGGCGCATCTCGGTCCCTGATGAATTGGTACATGGATTCCCAGTCGCTCGTCCAGAACCGAGTGATTGTCGAGCGGGTAACTGTGCCGGCAGCGGTGCGAATGCTGTCGAGGTTCTGGTCATTGCACAGTGCCAGCAGTGCTTCGGAGACGACATCCTGCTGAGCCTTGAGCGCAGCTATCTCCTCCTTGTGTGCTTCCTCCTTCTCGTGGATCACGTCCCGTATCCGCCGGTATGTGAGCACAAGCTCGTCGGCTTTGACATCTTGCATGGTTTGCTCCTTCTTGATTGTCTCCCTAAGATATTCTTACACTACACAATGTCAAGCACTTTGTAAGATTTCTTGGCGGTACAGATCAATAATCTGTCGGTGGTTGACGATGTTACCCTTAAGCATTTGATAAAGCTTAGCTTCCACGTCGCTACCTCTGATGTGAACGATGGTCATTGCATGCTTCTGCCCTGGTCGGTCGATGCGCGCGTTGGCCTGTAGGTAGGTCTCGACGGAGGTTGTTGGGGCGTACCAGATTATGGTGTCAGCTTCGGTCAGCGTGAGCCCGTGCGAGGCTGCCTTCGGTTGGATGAGGAGCACACGTGGATGCTCGCTGGACTGAAACCGCGCGACGATATCGCTGCGTTTGTTGAGGGGCACCTTGCCGTTGATGACATCGCAACTGATCTTCTCTTTCTCCAAGGTCTCCCGCAATAGCTCAATCGTATGGGTGAACGGCACGAACACCAGCACCTTGCGGGTGGTTTCCCCGATGGCCTCCAGCACGACGTTGATCCGGTTGCTGACATCAAAATGCACGACCTCGCCAGTATCCGAGTAGACGGCACCCCCGCTGATCTGAAGCAGCTTGTTGAGGCGGGCGGCTGCGTTGACGGCGCTAATCTCCTCTCCGTCAGCCTCCATAATCATCTGGGTCTTGAGGAGCTTGTAGTACTTCTTCTGCTGCGCGGTAAGCGGTGCCTCGCGTTCGGTGTGCGTCACCTGCGGCAGGTCCAAGCACTGGCTCTTCTCGAACCGTATCGCCGGCTGAAGCGCACGATGTACGATGCGGTTAGCGTCAGCACGGGGAGCCCACTTAAACTGGGTTACCTTCGTCATAACCTGATCTCGGAATGAGCCGAAGTACGTAGGGCAGTTATCTGGGTTCACAAGCTTGGCAAGACCGTAGGCATCAAGGGGAGACTGCGCCGCTGGCGTACCAGTGAGCATCCACAGGCGTGGGTCAGTTGTCTTGATGAGCCGGTTGAGTATCTTCCACCGCGTAGTCTGCGCATTCTTGTATGCGGTTGCCTCGTCAACGACGACGAGATCAAAGCCTCCCGCTGCAATCGTTTCCTCCACGACTGCCACGCCGTCGAAGTTGATGATGACGAAGTCAGAGCCAGCCTCAATGATCTTCTTGCGCTGCTTTGCGTCCCCGTGAGCCACAGAGCAGCTACGGTGCATAGCAAACTTAAACAGGTCCCCCTGCCATGCGGCCTTCATGATCGAGAGCGGGCACAGCACCAGCACCCGCTTCACGAGCCCTTTCTTCATGAGATAGTC